GATAATATCAGATGCTACAGATACACCTGATGGTCTAACAGCACCCGCTCTAGGCCATTGGAGAGACTGAGCATCCGATACTTTATATCCCTTGAAAGTAACATGCCAGTCAAGAATGTTAGTGGATGTGATCAAAAAGGCTTCCTGGTCCGCTTGTGAAAGATCAGTCCATTTAGTACCAACATGAGACCGATTAGCAAAGTAAGCAGTTGCTTCAGCTACTGTTACATATGAGTTGGCAGTTGTAGTACCAACAGTTGCGTCAAGAGCCATAATCTATCCTCTTACTTCTTGATCAGTTTTTTGCGGCCAGTTTTAGAGGCAGCAGGGGCTTCTTCTTCTCCAAGAAATGTCTCGTTATCGATCATTTCATCCATGGCATCAGGCTCAGATGGTTCTGGATCAACTGATTTCACGGGAGCAGGTTTTGTCTTGGTCCAACCGGATTTTAACAGAGCAGGCATCTGATCTTTATCTACCAGCGCCTCTACTCCGTCAGGGGTATACATTCTCATAACAGGTCTCCTGATTAAGGATTTAACATTTTACTGAAAGTATTTATTAATACTCAGCGCACAGAGTCACGTGGCGAGGATCAAGCATGAAGGAGCCGACCAGGAGATCCATAGACAGCGTGGTCACCTTGTTGCTCATGTCATAGCCTTTTACGATACGTACAGAGATTCCGTTGTTGGATGCGATTGCAGCCACTTTGTCTTCCGGCAGGTCGAGCATCGGGAAAGCAACAGCAAGAGAACGGTTATCAAAAATAGCAGCACGATAGGTAAGATCCTGGCCAGCACCGACAACAGAAATTGCAGCATTGTCAGGGATGATCTCAGTGATAGGATCAACAAGTTCAACAGTGGTTGCAAGAGATACGTCAGCAACAGTGGTCTTTACAACCAGAGGACGACGAACGCCGGCTATAGCAAGACGATCACCAGCATTAAAAGCGGCAGCGGTACCTGCATCAAAAGTAAGAACAGAAAGACCGATCTTATTTGCCCCGCCTGTATTGTCGGTGACAGCGGTACCGGAACCAGCGGTATGAGCTACGCTATTGGTAGGGAATGCGATACTGGTGAACCAGTCCATACCCATTACACGACCCATATCAGCTTCACGCAGAGTTCTTTCACCGTCCATACCACGAGTCTGAGCCTGGTTAAACCAGGTCTGTCCAAGAAGAACAGCTTCAGTGTCGAGGTCAACGAGGCAATAACGATTCATTGCCAACTGCTGAAGTGTTGCAGCTTTACGAGCCTGAGCGATATCGGCAGCGGTGGTGAAAAGAGTATCAGACGCATAAAGACCAGCGGCCTGAAGGATTTTGGTACCAAGATAAGTATCAGTAGTCTCAGCAAGCTTGTACATTGCCGGACGAATTACCTGGTCAGAGAAAGAGTCCAGATCAAGAGCTTGTTCACGGGCAGTTACCTGCACAGAAACGTCATAGTGCTTTTCGATCTTCATCGGACGGGTACTGGTCGTGATATCCTGCGGATTGATACTTCCGCCGAACTCATCAACCGTGTACTCACCGTGGGTACGGAAAGAAACAGTGTCACCAACTTTCCAGCCATTCGATTTGCTGGTAAATTCAGATGTAGTGTCTTTTGCACAGAGTGGAGCGATTACCAGTGCGTCTTCCAGGTGAGTGAGTGCTTCCTGAGCGATTACCTGGGGATGATCCCAAATAGTAGCCATTGTATGACCTCCTTAGAGTGTTTCATTTGTCACCGACTAAGGTTAAGGGGTCGGTGAATATAAATTTGATTATCTTCATTCCGACCCCCAAGGTCGTTACAACTACTTTTAACTGCGTAAAAACAGCTTCCCAGAAGCAGTGTGGAGATTAATAAGTTATATATTAATTTAACTGGTTAAGAAATGTCAAGACAAATTTATTATCCTTTTCCTAACTCCAGTTGTTTCTTTTTTGCTCTCAGCGCACGGAAAGACTTTGTATCGTTCGCAGCAGCAGCCTTGGCAATCTGGGCATCAATTGTATCAAGAGTGGAGATATCTACATTGTATCCACCGCCACTTGAAGATGGCCAGTAATGAGGAGCAATTGTCTTCAGAGACTCGACCCAAAGAAGAGGAGTCATTACTTTGTCATCGATCTTCAGGAGTTTTCCGTCCAATTTACGGCCTTCACGGGCTTCAACGGATCCGTCTTCAGATACTGAGAAAATCTGACGGCCACGATTCAAGATATCTTCGATAGCATGGGGCTGAACACCAGCTTTTGATGCAGCACTGCGGAGAGTATCATCGATAGTCTTCGACTCGAAAAGCCCTTTATACTTGACACCGATATCTGAAGCCTCAGAAAGTTTATTGGTGAGTTCAAGAAGTTGCTCTTCGTATTCAGTGCGAAGGCCTGAGGTACGTCTTTCGATGACTTCCTCAAACTTACCTTCTTTGATCATACGAATCTCTTCATTCTCATTGAGCAGTTTCAGGGCCTCAAGAGCTTCATTCGGATCATCGATACCCTCAAATTTCTTCTGGAGTTTCTTTTTCTCGTCCAGGAGTTCGTTGTTCTTGGTTTTCAGACCTTCAATCTGTTTGTCGAAATCGGTCTTGAGAGTAGTAGTGATCTCATCTTTCAAAGAAGTAGTTGCACTCTTGAAAGCTTCCTCTGCCTGTGTTCTCTGTGCTTCATCAGTGATAAAATCAAACATGGGTTTTTTCCTCCTCAGGAAGAATGGTTCACAGAACCTTATTCTGTTTTGTCTTCAGTACCTTCTGCGGCTTCTTCGCCTTCTTTGGTACCTATTTGTTTGGATGATTCATCATCATCCTCTTCATCGCTTGTTTCAGCTTCTTTTTTCGTGGATAACCCTAACTTTGCCTTAAGTTCTGCATTCTCTTCCAAAAGTTCGATAAATTCCTTATAACCGATAGTTTGGTCGAGCATACCAGCAGAAATTAAATAATTATGAATAACATTCAGCGGAATTACACCGCTTGTGGCAAATCCATCTATGAGTTCCTTAATCATTGAAGAATCAGCAACACCAAATGTCAATGATGTTGGAGCATCAACTGTAACGGACTCTGGATCATACCCAGCCCACTTACACATGAGCTTTAGCCCGCCAACAATTGCTGTCATAGCGGACAAATATATGGAATAAACAGAAGCGGACTGAGTTGCTTGACGTATTCTCAACGCCTCGGCAGCTTCAACTCCTTTTCTGCTGTCAAGAATTGCTACACCGTGACGAATAGCTTCTTCATACAGCTTATCAATATGGGAAGAAACATGCTGTAATGCGGCAGTATCCGTTTCAGTGTAGAACACACGGGCAGCCTCGTTTGGTATAACAATCATTACGGAAGAACCTACAACATTCGGTAGATTATCTTCATTTGTTGCACCTACGATTACCAATGTGGGGTTACAGGACAAGAATTCGGAGTTAGCAAGGTCTGCCTCTTTCCTGTATATCTGGACAGAACAGTTTGCAACAGAGACAAGGGGAATGGGCTGTATCTCAACGTTATTGTTGATGGAACCAGCAATAATCATTGGAATCTCATCAAGTGGTTTGCCCATATGAGACGGGATTATCCTTTCTTCCTCTAGTTCCTTCTCTGAATCGTATATTTTGATGGTGAAGACGATATTGCCAGATTCATCTTTCTCCAATATAAGAACTCTGAAACGATCTTCAGCATCATGTTTAAAAATACTGCTTGAAGAATCTTTTTGTTCTTGTAAAACAGCAAGAGTTAAAGATTTGGCAGACTCTATCAATGCAGTCTTCCAGTTAATGAAGCTTTCAGCTTTATACTGCACAAACTGAAACGTATTTGTCTTCTCCACTACATCGGCTATAAGAGGTACACGTCCTGTCTGAAATATCTCAATAACGATATCGATAAAAAGCTGCTGTAGGGACCGGCCATCGTTAGTAGCTTCCTTTTTCAAATATTCTAATTGACTAGGAAGGTTAAACTCAGGTAGTTTTGTGATTACGACACCAAGAGCACCTTGCAAGGCATATGGTACTATCAGTGGAAAATGTGCACGTTCAATGTATGAGTCATATGCTGCCTCATACTCACCAGACATACCAGCAGGACGTGGAAGATAAGTCTCTTTTTTGTCCTTGATGGCTTTCTCACCTCTCATACAGTCTCTGACTTTTATCCACTCAGGTAATCGGAGGTCATAGTCAGGGTGTCTGGTAGCCGCATCCGTTGTGTTTTGTTTTTTATCTGTGGCCATTAGTGTCTAACCTTCCTTTGTTGCATTTTTACCATCTTCCTAGTCAGAAAATAACGCAATGCATCCATTGCATGGTCCTCCAACTCTGTATCAATATCTTCCGGGTTAGATTTATCCCTTTGCATCAATGGTAATGTCCTGATATGATGCGATGCAGCTTGAAAAAAGTACAAATGTGGTGTTTCTGGATTCTTAACTACAGACGACTGTAACATTTGACGGATAAGAGACCAACCAGCTATACGTGAACCATGACCCTTATGTGATCTACTCCAATTAAGACCAGCAAGAG